TTTTTGATTAGATCTAAATTGATTCCACTCATAACTGTTATTGTTTAATTGTTAAAAAAATATTTACGCACTAATTTAAACAGTAGTTTTAGGCCACTGAGTATCTTTTGTACAAAAGTATAAATCTTGTACTAACTTTCCAAGTCTATGATCTTGAAAATTTTTGTTTCAATGTGGTTGAACTTTTTGTTCTTTGTTACAAGCAAGCTATTCCGATAGTTTTCCCAAGGAATTAAAAACTTGTTGTCTAATACACCTTCATTTAATATTTTAATCAACTCATTCAAACCATCAATGCTGTACAATGTGTTTGTACGCTTAACACGATGTGCTTGAATTGTGTTTGGCAATCTTGCCTCAAAACTAGTGTTGTTAAGATCAGTATTATATGTCAAAATAAATTCTTTATTATCTAAATTGCAAGATTCTAAAACAAAGATCTTGTTGTAAAGTATTTGGTATTTATTATTGATTGTATTAATGTGTCCATCAATGTCGGATTCTATACAAAATGTGCAAAACAATTTATTGTTTTTTATCATAACTTAACTAAGATCATTATAATTGCTTCCATACTTTAATTTATAGGCAATTTTATTTGTTAAAAATTCATTTATTGATTCTACTATCTCTTCTTTTTCAGTAATATCCAAATCAAATAGGAATGAGTCATAAAGATACAAAACTATTTTTGATTTTTTACCATCTAATAAAGAAAAAAACTTATTAAGTACAGATAAATTTACATATGACTCCAACCCCTGAAGTAGGTAGTTGAAGAACTTGGTTGAATTTATTGAACTAAAGTGTTCTAATTTATAAACTCTTCCGCTTATATCAAATAAATATTCACCTTTTTCCTGTAATTCACTAAATATTTTTTTAATGTGACTATCTAAAGCAATAAAAAATGGTATTTTACTATATTCTCTTCTTATACCACCATAAATGTTAGAAAATGTTATCTGTTTTGCCCTTTCGTATTCCTCCTTAGAAAGATCTTGTTTATTAAAATATAATTTTCCTAGATTGCTATGAATATCACCATCACTACCAAAGTCATAGTTTATCATTTTTGATATTAAATACACATGATAAGAAGAAAAGTCAAGATCCATTAATATATCATTTGATGGAACAAATGCCATTCTTTCCCCATTGTCCTTATTTAAGGCCAAGAAGTTAATCCCATTAAAAGAGTTACTAGGTCTACCAGTATAATTGTATAAATTGTAGTAGGAGTAAACCTTACCTCTAGATAAGCTATAAGCAGGACTGTGAACGTTCGAGAAATGCTCTACAAAGGACTTTTTATTTAATTTGATACCAGTGGACTCTATTATATAAAATAGTTCGTTAGAAGCCAAACTAACGTCCTTAAAATAAGAATAACCACTGATATTCTTTTCCTTTATCATATTCTTCATGATTGGAAGCAGGGCATCAAATTGCTCTTCTTTTTCTTCATGAAGTTTAGTTATTGGTATATAGAAGTTTGCATCATTTTTCTTATACTTCTTATAAAAGTTAGTCTTAATAGAAGTTGTCGTGTATTCTATATCTATATCTTGATTGTTTATAGATGCATAATAGGATACGTCTAAAACTTCCAAATTCCTAAAGAAATACTTTATAAACTTTCCATTGATAGAATATATCTGATCTTTACTTAAGTTAGATAACCTAGTAGAAACATGTGATAGTTTGATTGTAAGAGCTTCGGAATGACTTATTGGTATAATGTAACCCTTGTGACTATTAAGAGGTCTTATATAGACACAACAAACGGATTGTAACTTAGGGTGATAGTAATCATGGAAAGAAATAACATCCAAATATATTGAAGAATCTTGTATGAAAGAATCAAACAACTCATTAACACTATTTTCTGTTTCTACTATATAGAACATCCTAAAACCTTTATTTCAACAAATGTAGACTATTTACTGTTTAAAGTCAAATGTAACTGAGTAATTTCTTTTTACTATGTTTTCGTCCATGATAGGATCTTCCAAATAATAAGAAGCAAATCCAGGATACATCTTGTCTATTTTATCAATATTGTTTATAAGATCACTATAATTGGCACTTATTAACTTTATGTTTCTTCGTTCCTCCAATGGCCTTGAAGCAAGATTATTATATTCTAGGGCACTTATCTGTTTAAAGCTTTTTTGTTCTGATATAGAATCATCCTCTATGAAATATTTTACTTCCTCCTCCTGTGTTATAGCAGAATCATAACTATCTATTGATTTTCCAACTTCGCTGACAGGTATTAACTCTTTTGATTCGTTAGTATATGTCTTGCCTGTATACTTCTTTCCATTAAATAATATATTGTAGTATCCAACAAAAGTATCTTTAAGATCATTAAAACTGCTTTTAAGATCGTTTATTACATACTCACCTCCCTTGGTGAATAGATTCTCTATTATTTTATTACCAGATATCATAATGTACCAAAGTTTAATTCAGGATGTTTACTTATAAAATCTCTTATTTGATCACACTTTTTCATCCTATCAGCCACTGCCTCTTTACCACCACCTACAATTTTTCTTGTTATCTTCTTATAGGAATCTTTAAAATCTCTATTATCATCACCACTAGGTGTATAAGCCAATGGAACGTTAAAGTAAGAATTACCTGGTGTTACAAATAAAGTGTAGATATATTCTACTTGATATGTGAACTGTTTATATGCTTCTTCATTAAACCCCATTTCGGTTATTCTTGCTGCATATTTGTTATAAACTTTATTAGCCGCAATTACTATATTTTTAAAGTTTGTTGGAACATTATACCTTGTTTCTACTTTATTTATTCTATCTACTACTTTGTAGTTTTTAAAATGATCAATAAATGAATTAATGCTTGTATCGGTTAAATTAATTAACGGTCTTAAGCCCAAATATCCATCCTTTGTTATATCCCAATTCCAAATCTCATGTGCTTCTATTTCATCTAACTTAAGATCTGGCTTTCTATTCCAGTTGGTTCCTTTTCCATTATTACCCATTAAAGGCATTCTTAACTGATTTACATCAAACTGAATTAATCCATAACCAGCTCCACTCCAAACTCCTTTGTAAACAAAAGGCCTTTGTTCTATTACTGGGCTCATGCCAGATTCATAAAATGCATTTCCTATAATAGATATTATGTCCCATTTGGAGAATTTTCTTCCATTGGTTCCAGTATTGCTTAAATCCCTCATAAGTTCAGCAAAATATAAAGCTCTAGCTTCTGCCATTGGATTAGTTAATGCTTCATTGGGTGGTAACTTTTTTCCAGCTGATAAATTATTGCTAAGCTCTGCTTCTAATGTAGTTGCACCAAATCCCATGACAACAATATCACCTTGAAATACTTTGTCTATTTGGCTTTTAGGAGAATATTGAATTCCGCTTTTTGTTCTATTATCATCTTTATTGTAAAGTACATAATTAGTTTTTATATTAGTAAGCCAACCACTTGTATTTATTGAATGATCAATTCCAGTAATAGCAAAATAGTAATCAACATCTCGTATGTATTTCTTGTACAACCCATCCTTTGTTTCTATTCCTTTCTTATCATTATAGCTATGAACAGAACTTGCAAAAGGTTCAGGTATTACATTATTCTCTAGGTTAAGAATATTTCCTATCAAAAATCCAGATAGACCGTCAAATGTTAGACCTAGATTTAAAGGCAATAATCTGCTATTCTTTGCAACTTGATTAGATTGATTTCTGCTTTCAACAAATCTTAGTAAATTTTTCAAGTAAGAATCATCTAAAACAACTCCTGGATTTTCTCCATCAGATGAAGCACCGGGTAGATTATTCAAAAAGTAATCAACATATTTAGCCCCAGCCTCTGTCATTTTATCGAACTCGTCTTCCTTTTCTTGCTCTTTAGATTCTTTATTTTTATTGGTTGCCTTTAGATTTATCTTATGATCTTTTGTTGTAAAAAATCTATCAATTAATCCATCATTATAAATACCCATAACAGTTGAATCAAAACCATACTGAGTTCCACCACCTACTTGAGCCGCAATAGAAATCATAGTAGCCTGTTCTGCAAAAATTCTGGATTCTACGCCAACATTCCTTACAATAGATCTTTCTCCAAATATTGGTATTGGAAATTCATCAAGCTCTGCTTTTTTTGCCTTATTTATTTCAACTAATAAGTTGGTATCTATAATTTTGCAAATACCTCTAGTATCGTCAAACATCATCTCTAAGTTACATATACCCCCTAATTTAGATGAAACCTCAGTAAGAATTGAAGACATAAAAGAAGATAGATTTATACTACTATCTTTTTTAGAATCTGACTCCGATTGTAATAAAGCATCATTTATTTTAGAATAAAGATAATGTAGGTTTAGTAATATATGCGATGCATTAGCATAACTATCATCTGTCCCATAGTCAAATAACTTATAATTTTGTCCAGGACCAAAATCTTTATTTAGGTAATTACTAAAAGTATTTATCTTCTCTTCAACCTCAGGATCTACATATGATCCACTAGAAAGATTTTTCATTTTGTTAATAACCAATGTACTTGGCTTAACAAAACAAACATCATAATTACTTGAAATAACAAGTGGGTGATACTTACATTTTATATTACTTATATTTATCCTAAACATAGGAACAGAATCTTTCTTTTTACTTCCTTTATAATGAAAGATTGCATAATTATTAATAAGCCTAATAAAATCTTTTAGATAAATAAATTTCTTTTCGTCTGTAGATCCAAAAGCATAATTTCCAACACTTCCTTCTTTTCTTGATATTTCTACACCATAATCATTCTTAAGTTTCATTGAAACTATCGGAATTGGATTACTTTCTGGGAAATCAGAATTAAATGCTGAGAATTTTTGATAGTCTATTCCTGATCGGTTATCATCTATATCGGAAAAAGCTGCCAACTCGTAAAATATACCAGATAATATGCTTTTGGCATATTGATAGTTTAACATAGTTGCATATGATTCCTTGGATGCATTCCCATCATCTGAAACAGATCCACTGGCCGGCTCAACTATTTCATCGTCATCCTTGCCTTCATAACCACTAGTATTTGTCAAAGGTTTAAATGTAAACATTCCAAAGTTTTTACCAGATGCTTTAGATTTAAAGCTAAACTTTGACATAGGAGTTGTCTTAGTATCTAGGGCATAGCTACTTACATTTACGGTCATGGAGCTTATCAGTTCACCTTTTGATATTAAAGTAGTACTGCAGTCATATCCACCATCAGGTCTTAACTTCCATGAAAAGTTTTTAACAAAACCAATCATGCCATCATAATGATAGTTTGTATCTTTTTTTAACTTGGTTATTTTATCAATTATCTGTTGTTCTGATTGTGATGTGTCAAAATAATCCACCCCATCTGTCATACTTTTTAATTCATTATTATCATTAAGATAGTATGACCAACCCCATTCCAACAAACATGAAAAACCAGGTCTCATATACAATCTTTCAAGATTTTCTAATTGACCTTTAGTCCAACATTTATAATTGATAACAGCTTGTCTTAATGATCCAAGTGGCTGTAAGGTTGTCACTGTAGCTGATTCTATTCCTGGTAATGGCCTATATCCAAAATCACCAGTATAATTGTATGCTTCTAATTGATTTCTTTCTTGGTATTCTACAAAAGATGCTTCTTTATTTGTAAAAAGACTTCTAAGTACCCATCTTTTGGCAATTGAAGTACCATCAGCTACATCACCATAATGATTAACAGATGATTGAAGTTTAACCCAAGGCATCTTTCCATTCTTGTAAAGAATAAATTCATTTATTTTTTCAGGATCATTCATTAAGTTAGCCTGAACTCTTTGTTTAAGAGATTGTATTACTCCTTCGGCTAACTCTTCTGTAAAGATATTTTGAGCCATAACTATTTATTGATTTCACTTAATATTGATTGAAAATTGCTTCTATCAGTTGGTATTCTTAATTGTAAATTTGCATCCAAATATAACGAACTTCCAGTTAAATTACTATTGGCTAGTACTATTACCTTCCAAAATGAAGCATCTCCATAAAATTGATAAGCTAAACTATCTAGTCTATCTCCCTCAGAAGTTACAATGTATATATCGCTATTTGATAAAGGTATATTATCAAATATATTAATACCGGAATACCTAACGTTATCTTCTGTATTTACTATCATAATAGTTAAAATTGAATGGCTACAAAATCTGGTATTTGTGAAATAGCATTTGCCTGAGTCATTCCCTGTGATTGTAACCTACCTGTTCCTCCACCAGTTGATACAGGTGTTATTTTTAAATTTTTTTCTTGAACTTGTGGTTTTTCTATATAGATAAATCTATTATCATTGTTGGCTCCTTGGCTGACAACAAAGTCATGTATTGGGGTAAAGCTAAATGAACTTACTTCTATAATGTGTGGAAGCTCACTATCTATATCCCACATGTTTGCGTTCTTTATATTATAAGTTAAATTAGTAATAAACCCATACTGCCCATTAATATAGTTACCTATAGTAAGTTTTATGATCGGTGCTCTAGGTATTCCTCCTAAAATATTTTCAACAACTCCTACTTCCTTTGATTTATCAAGTGGACTACTATAATTCCTTATCTGATTATCTTGCTTAATTGAGTAACTAGGTGTCAATAAACTAGTTAATGTATTTAACTTTTGAAAGACAATCTTTTGTTCATCTGGATTTCTAGAGTATATAGTAAATCCAAGTCCTATTGTTCTTGTGAATCCTTCATAAACATGAACTTGGTCAGCCCTACCAATATATCTTGTAGAAGAATAATTGGCAGAATTGTTATCGCTTATATCATTAAGAAATGCCCTGAACTGAATATGCTTGCTGCTCTTATAATCTTCTAAACCAAACTCAATACTAAACCTTATTAAGTCTTTTTTATCATCAATTGATATATTATCTTCAAGAATTCTTCGTGAAAATATATCACCCGAAGCAAAATCATTTAGTTTTTCCCCGGTAACTCCAGAAAAATAATAATCTATTATTGGCTTCTTTTTAGGTTCACTTTCCAATTTTGTTGAGTATGTATCAATTATTGAAAATGGTTTTCTTCTTTTTTTAGAACTAACAACATCTACATTTTCTAGTAAAACTCCCGTTTGTGATGTTTGTGCAAAATAATCGCTTATAGGATTAGCCCCAATAGGCCCTATGCCAAATTCATCCCAATAAGCTTTTATATTATCAGTAAACTCTCCTTGATTATTAGAAGTAACTGGTTTTGAAACTATATGCCTTTCTGATCTTATATTATAGAATGATCCTACACCAAATAATCCCTCAGACTTATTATGAGTATATTGATTAAAATCATAGTCAAGATTATTTTTTCTATTTCCCTTTGGATTGGATGTTAATTGATTATATAGTTTTACAAGTCGATCTGCATTAGAATTTACTGAATCTCCTAATCCTATTTTAGACGAAATAAGATCTATTGCTTTAGTAACAAGATTAGTGCTTCTACCTGTAATATCCTCAATATAAGCAGTATATACCTTTTGTGTACCTGGACTTATTGCAGGAGCAAATAAAGAAGCTAAGCTTGATAACTTTAAATCTGATATTCTATTAGCAAAATTAGCCTGCTTGCCTTGCATCCCAAGACTAGACAAGCCAATTTGCTCAATCATGTTAGTTATAATAAAATCTCTATGGATGTTATAATTTCCTGTTATACTATTAAGTACACTACTAACAACAGGTATACCAGGAATAATTCTAGCGAATGCTTGGCCAGATGCTACTGGAGTTAAATATTGTGCAGATTTATATAATAACCCTTGTTTTGCAATAAACTCAAGACCTTCTGGACTTTTGAAGTATTTTAAAAGGTTATCCTGATTCTTTCTTATATAGTTATATCTCTTCTCAATGGTAGCCGTATATCCACCAATACTCTTTTGCTCGCTATTCTTTTTTAATTGATTTTGTAGATCAATAGAATCAGGATTAAAAGCACTGTTATTACCAGATATACTCTCAGAATAAATATCCTTGAGAGTTTTAAATTGAAAAGGACCTGCCATATTATAAGTTACTTACTAGTACTTGGCAAAGCATTAAGAAATGCATCATATGTCAATCCTAATGTTTGTTGATCTAGATTGGAGAACGTTCCGTTTGATAAAGGATTTACTGGTGCATACTGGCCAGCATATTTTGTATCCTTAAACTTTGGAGTTCCTGGTATATTTTTAGGTAATATACTTTTTAAATCACCACTTCCTTTAATAGCATCTGTAATTGCCTTAAGATTCTTTCCAGTAGCTGAATCTCCTTTCTCATGAAGAGATTGGTTATTCTTGAAAAGAGAATGATTAGGATATGCAGTTGGACTTAAAGATCCTACTTTCTTACCGCTTGCTAGCTTTCCACTTTCGTATATTTTTCTAATGTTTTCCATTCTTGTAGTAGTTTAATATAAATATCTAGAAATTAATTAATTACCTTTTAACCTTGTTATCTACCATAAATTGACTTAAAACAGATGTACTCAATTGAGCTGGAACTGGGTTTGTTAATATTTTATTTAATACCGTAATCATTTCTTCATAATATTTTTTTGTTTTCATTTCTTCAAACTCTGCTTTTTTCTCATTATAATTTTTTGTACTATCAAGGTAATCTGCCAATTCAATCATTTTATTTTGAATAAAACCGCCACTGTCTTCTTTTGCAAGTGCTTGTGCTGTTATAGCACGCCCTTTAAGTAAACCAACAGTATCTTCTTTAAGTGCGGCACCTGTAGCTGTATCTAATTTTTTAGCATCTAACTCTGCCAAATCAGTTGAGTAATTATGAAATATTGCTTCTGCTAATGATCCAGTAGCTAATCTTTTTGTAAATACTTCTGCAAAATTAGCCAGTCTATCTAAAATTCCATTATTAACAAAACCTGCAAATATTTCTTTTACTCTTTCCATAGATGCTTCAAATTTTTGCTGAGCAGTTAGTTCAAGTTCTGCAGTTCTTAGTTGCTCCATAGTAAGTTCACCTCTTTTCATTCTTTGAGCTATATCATATTGATGAATTGCTTCATACTTAGTAGCCAATGAATTTGCGTACTTTCCTGTTTCAGATTGTTTAAACAAAATATCTGCCATTTGATCACTTGTTAATCCAACTGCCGCAGCTAATGCATTTTGTTGTATTACGTTTAGTTTTTGAAAATTATTTAATCCACCGGCCTGTTCTAGCATTTCTTTCCCAGCATCAACATACTTTCCACTTAAAGCCAATCCTCTGGCCTTTTCTAAGTTTAATTGCTGGCCAGTAAGAAGCTCTGCTTTTAATTCGTTATCTATAGATGACTCAAAATTTAATAAAGATTCTGACATTGCACGTGTTTGATTCAATGTAGTTCCTAATCTACTTGCTTCAAGCACTGATTTAGCCATTTCTTCTGTATTACCTTTAAAACTTGCTCTAATTTGACCACTAAGCTTACTTATTTCAGAAAGAATTCCTTTTCCACTAAATAATATTTTATTTTGATTAGCATATTCGGCTACTTGTTTATAAACTATATCTAGCCCAGCACGACCTTGATCCCCATTTAAAAGAAAAATTGAATTAAGTCTTGAAGCTTCCTGTGCTTGAAGCCCCATTTCTTTGGTCATTTGAACTTGGGCTACTAATATTTCATCTGATACCGGCTGTTGAAGATTATACTGCTGTGTTATCTGAGATTGAGCTTCAATAAAATCTTTTGCTAGTCCAACCTGTAATCCACTAGATGCTGCCATATCTCTATAAGCCGCTAGTATTCCAAAAGTTTGATTCTTTTGAATTCCTAGGTTTCTGGAAATTTTCGTTTGCATCTCGTCATTTGCAAATAAAAGATCCTTTATAAATTCCAAAGATTTGACGAATGCATTGAACCATCCACCTGTAAAAAAATTAATTAATCCTTGGGCACCAAATACCTGGGCAACATCTTTAAGACGACCTAAACTTTCCGCAGATTTAATTTTTTGAGCACTTTTTTCAGATTCTAATTTAGCTTTACCCGCTTCTTTTTCGGTATTTGAAATATCCGAAAGAGTTTTACCTAATGACTCCACTTCCTTTTTTTGTTGTTGCAATATAGTAAGAGTTGCCAATTCTTTTTGTCTTGCCGAATTTGAATTAGCTAGTAATACATTTTTTTCAGTATCTCGTATTTCTTTATTATATTCTTTTTGTTTGTTCGAAACATCTGTCATTAAATCATCAATATTTCTAAATGATGTCGTAATAGCAGATGCTGTCATTTTGCTTATATCATTAGCAAAATCAGAAACATCTTTCATGTTTCCATTACCAGTATTTATATTAGGATCTACTGCCATATGATATTATGCTTTTATTATAAATATGAAAGCCCCTAATTTCTAGAGGCTTTTCTGTTTTTTCCGGCATACATATAATCTGTTGGTGGTCTCTTGGCCATCTCCTTTACATCTTCACTTGGATTGTCTAATGTATTCTTATCCTTTGGATCATAGAAGTCAGCCATCTTTTTTAAGATGTACTTTCTATATTTTATTGGCATATTGTATAGCGAATCCCATGAATATCCTCCCTTTCCGTAGAATATTATGTCATGAAGTTCATTAAACAATATTATTCTGTAGTTACTCGGAAGGCCAAAAAAAGTTCATACCAAATGGTATTTCTATGTCCTCCTCGCCATACCCATCAAAGTTGTGTTTGATTGTCATGTTTACATCTGGGGTGATCTTGACATGAAACTTTCTTAAAGCTAATGAGTCACCAGGTCTCATAGAATCAACAAAAGAACGTAATGTTTTTTGATCACGGGTTCCATCAACCGCAGCTATAATATGTTTAAGTCTTAGAGTTACTTCAAATGATTCTTCCGGCCTTAGCTTCTTTAATCCATTTATCTCAGCATTCATTGCCTTGTATATCTTACCATCTAATAGCTTAAGGGTAACGGTCTTTTTAGATACTGGTAACATGAAGTCTACTTCCGCATTTTGACCATTGTATAGGCTCTTATCGACTTCTTTAAAGTCAAGTTGAGTTAGATCTACCTTTATGTTTTGAAGAAGACCTGATGATGGATTTCTTACTGTGATTTCATAGTCAGGTCCGTATCCTAATATTCTGGCACCAATCATTAATGCATTTTTATCACCTACTAAAAATTCATCTATTGATATTTTTTCTACAATCAATGCCTCTAATAATTTGTCAATAGCAATCCCTTGCTTTAAGTAATTAGTGTTAGTAAGGATGTCTTCATGGTATGCGGTCATGTACTTCATTTGTACTTCACCGATTGCTAAAGGATGGCCTTCTGGATATAACCCTAGACCTTTACTTGGTAACTCTACCGTTTCTGTAGGATATTGATTTTCTATCATATACTTTATTTTTTACAAATATAACTATTTTATTATAAATATATATAAAATAAAAAAACCCACCAAGCGGCAGGTTCTTTTAAAAAAATCCATCCTTATTATTTTTTTATACTTTAGAAGTTTAAAATACAATAATCCAATTCTAGAGTTAATGTTACTTCTACTGGGGCACCACCTTGAGTTGCATCAAATGCACCAAATTTAGCTACACTTGGGAAAGCTCCATAAATATCCCACTGAGATACTATGTCACCCACAGGTCCAATTACCTGTAAAGAAATATCTTTTTTGTAGAAGTCAGAATAACCGGCACGACCAGTTCCCGATTCGTAAGCTAAACGAGACCATTCCATTACTGCCTGAGCAGCAGAAGGAACGATTGGGCTATATAAATTTAAAGTTAATGCATCCCAAGTAACACGACCACGCAATTTGCGATAAGAGTTCATATGGAACAAAGTAACAATGTCTGCTGTATAACCTGGAGCATTTACGCCTTTGATTAAGTATGCAGGGATGCCATCAATGTTCATTACGAACCGGTTGGTTAATTGTGGTTCAAATGCTTCAAACAGTATGTCTTTTGAGTCTAAAACTGCCATGTTATTTAATATTATTTAATTTCTATTTATAAATATAGTATTCTAAAATTTATTGATTGAATACAACCCCAGATGGAGTAATTGTAAAGTCAATACTAATAAATTCTATTGCTTTTGTAGGTTGAAGTAAGATCTGTCCTACCAACTCATTTCTGTCAATTACATCAGCAGTATTGTTTGTATCATCCATGATAACTTGGAAGGCATACAATCCTTGTCCTCTAACAACAGAAGTTAAATATGGATTAACAATCTTTAAGAACTTATCTCTTGTGCTGTTAGTATTTTGCTCAAATACAAGGTTTAATGCTTGATTACGAGTAAATCTCTTTAAGTTGATTAATGAACGTCTTACATTGACACGATCAAGGGCTGAAGGGTTCTTCTGTAATGTTTTCTGTCCATAAATTACGATTCCGTTATTAGGGAAGAAAGCAATTGGATTAACACCAGCAGCATATAATGTATCTTTCTCAGCAGGAGATAGTTTTTGTTCTACATTAAGTACTCCTGTTATTCCACCACGAGTAAATCCAGCAGGAGCAAACCATTCGGCACCTACACGATCATTGTTGGCATAAACACCTGGTATCATTGTAGAAGCGGGAACCCATACTATGCGACCTAATGCATCACGAACTTGAACCCAAGTCCAGTAAGTAGCTACATATGAACTATTGATTGCACCAGCGGCACTTGTTACTGAAGTTAAATTTCCACCAAATGCAGGCATATCAGCAACATAAATTGCATCTCCACGACCAGCAACTGCGGAAGTAGCTAAAGATATCTGTGCCGAGTTATTAATTTGATTAAGACCAGGAGTAATTAATACATTAAAATCATACTCATCAGTATTAGATAATAATGTAATTGCATCATTGTAAGATGTTGCAGCAAATCCTTGAATATTAGTAGAACTGATATTGTTATAGAACAATTGTTGTCCTGTTCCTGAATATGAGTCAGTACCTCCATTAAATGAACCACTACCAGCTTGTGGCAATGAGCCAGTTACTAAAGTTGATATTTTAGAGTTTATATCGTAATTTGTAGAAGCAATAGAGTTGACTGAAGAAACACGAACATATTTACTGTTTACTGTAAAAGATCCAGTATTAAAAGTAATTGATATATTTGTAGGATCGTATCCTAATCTTATATCTCCTATTGTAGACAGAATATAATTAGGATCGCTTGGATTTAATGATAAGTTCTTCCATTGTTCTAAAATAACTTTGTTATTAGCATTATCATCTCCTCTTCGGATAATTAAATCAAATGTTCCTCTACTACCAGAATCTATATTAGCAACTTCCCAACGGATGTTATTAACACTACCACTAGGAAGAACGCCACCTGAAGCCTCAGATGAAGTACTATTCATGATAGTACCAGCGTTTAATGTTTCTAATGTAAATGCAGGGGTTGCTCCTGTCTTAGCGGCAATAGAGGAAGATGCTGAATTATCACCAGGTCCAATACTTACCACTAAAAGTGATTGACCTCCATTGTTGAAGTAGTTTCTAGCAGAGATTGAAGTGAAGAATTCAAATCTATCACTACCACTTACTATTAATGAACCAAATTTGTTTTCATATTCAGAATATGATCCAACTAAAGTAGGAATCAGTTTTCTACCTTTAGCTGTTGGCCCAACAATCGCTGCTCCTACGGGCAGATTGTTATTTATTTGGATGAAGCTTTTATCAGTCTCTGTTAATAAAACTCCTGGGGAGATTAAACGTTCTGCCATTTTTTATTTAAAATTAGATTTTATTATGAAATATCTAAAGATAAATATACAGCAGAACGTCTAAAATTTATTTTTTGGTAAATTCTCCAGTAGAAATGTCAAAAACATGATCTTCTGATTTTTCATTGAATGAAGTGATCACTGTACTAATCTCTTTTTC